ATTTTAAGGGGTGCGTATGCCAGCACAAGACTGGTCCAGGGTTAGTAAAGCGTCCAAACGAAAGCACTCCGTTGATGCAACTTCAATCCCCATAGGAACTATTGTTTCCTATTACGGTGGAGAAGTAAGAGAAGGTAAGTCAGCAGCAGTTCGTTGCTGTATACATACAGATAGTAGACGTAGTGCTGTAATGAATACGTATGACAACCTGTACTTCTGCCATACCTGCGGTAAAGGTGGCAGTTCAGTAGATGTTGTTATGCACATAGAGAATTTGGAGTTCAAGGATGCCCTCAATCGTGCAATCGAAATCACTGCTGGAAGCGGCCAACCATTACAGTCAGGCAATAAACGAAGAGGCTCTAAACTATCTCGAAGGACGTGGAATATCTGATGCTGTTGCTCAACAGTTTTCGTTGGGTGTTGTAACAGATCCAATTAATGGCCACGAAATGCACAGGGGTTGGCTTTCCATACCGTACATCACAGCTAATGGACTATGTGTAGGCTTTAAGTTCAGACGACTAGATGAAGGCAAACCCAAGTATGGATCTCCATTGGGTCAGAAGGCACACCTGTATAATGTAGGTGATATAACTATTGATAGCTCTTTCATTGCAGTATGTGAGGGTGAATTAGATACGGTCATCTTGTCTGGTCTAGTGGGCATACCAGCAGTAGGTGTACCTGGAGTACAGTCTTGGAAACCACACTTTGTCAAGCTCTTTACTGGCTATGACAACATCTTTGTTATTGGTGACAATGACATCAAGGAAGATGGCACTAATCCAGGAGCTGAGTTCTCTAAGCGTGTCGCACAAGAGGTTACAAATAGTACAATAGTAACATTACCCCCATCAATGGACATCAATGACTTCTATCTGGCCAATGGTGCAGATGCTACGAAGGCTTTGTTACTAGGACAGAAGGATGAGTAGAGACGAATGGCTACAGATGGTACAGATTTTGCAGCATATGGGCTTCCAGATCCTAGAGATCAATATGGAAACCGAGACTTTGTTAGTCCGTCCTACCCCAGCAAGATAGATGAGGCGTTCGTTGCAGATGTCTGGCGGATTATGGATCAAGCTGGCAACCTATTGGTACGTAAGCACCACGACTACGGCCCAAAGAACATTGCTCATTCACCAGGTGGACCACTTAATGGTCTGCGTGTACGTATGTGGGACAAGATAGCTCGCATTAATAACCTTGTTGATTCTAACGTTAGCCCTAGCAACGAGTCATTGCGTGATTCATTCTTAGACTTACTTAACTACTCAGCGATTGCAATGATGGTACTCGATGGCGTATGGCCAGAAGTACAGGATGATGACTGAGTTACATAAATCTATCTATGACATAGCACCTAGTGTTGCAAGCGCAATAGCACGTCGCTTCCGTGGCTATGTAGAGAGAGATGATGTACTGCAAGAGTGTCTTGCTTGGGCATTAACACGTGGTAAACAGTTTGATGAGATGCTTAATGAACCCAATGCAGTCCAACGTGTTATCAATGAGAAGCGTATTGCTTGGCAGATGAAGCGTTCTGCTGAACGTTATGCTCGCAAAGAAAAGGCATCTAAGTCTGGCTATCGAACAGGTGATGAAGCATTCTACGATACAGCTATGATCGCACAGGTCTTGCCTCACGTGATTGCATCCATTGTTGATGACACAGTATTAGAGCAGGCTCAGAACCTTATCAACGATGGTTCACCTAAGAAGCCTAGCGTTCCAGCAGAAGGTGGAAACCTGCTTGCTACCCTGATTGATGTCAAGCGTTCCTATCTCAAGTTAGAAGTAGAAGACCAGACCATACTTCGTATGCGCTACCACGAAGGACTTACCTTGCAACAAGTAGCACATTTATTGGAATGTGCTATCTCTACTGCAGATCGTAGATGCACCAGCGCATTACGTAAGGTACAGAATGGCTTAGGCGGTGACAACCCGTGGCAATGAAAGAGATTGATTTATTTGAGTATCTAAGGGACAACCTATACCCAGACCTTACCAAGTCTGAGGGTATCTATGACTCCTTCGATTGCATTAGTGTTATGGCAGGTCACTACATAGAACTCAAGTGTAGACATACACACTATGACACGCTACTAATTGAAGAGATGAAGTATCGTAAGCTGATAACGCAGGCAGCAGAAAGGGATCTCATTCCCTTCTACATTAACTCGACTCCAGAAGGGGTCTTTTCTTTTGACCTGATGGATGTTGCAGAACCTGAATGGTTAAGTCATTGGATGCCAGCGACTACTGAGTTTGCACGTTCTAACAAGGTCAGTAAGTTAGTAGGTTATCTACCTATCGAAGAGGCGGTTAAACTCTGATGCAGTATGACTATCGTTGCCCTGAATGCAATGGGGAGATAACTATTGAACGCAGTATCCACGAAGACCCACGTGATCCTTCTTGCTTTGTGTGCCACATAAGTATGGTGCGTAAGTGGGATTCACCTGGCGTTACCTTCAAGGGTAAAGGCTTTTATTCTACGGGTGGATAAGTAAAGAACCCTACCGCGGAAGGGTGCAGTAGGGTTCCACTTACTAGGAAGAAATGAAGCAGATCAAACTATATCAGTACCAGTTTCGTCTGTCACTATGTCTGAGAGCGCGACACGCACTCCCTGAATAGCGGTGTTCAATGTATCGTAAACCGTGAAGGATTTGTAGTTCAGGTTTTCGACTACGTTCTCTAAGGAGTTGAGCAATTCCGTAAGCTGTTGAAGCTGGGTTGTCTGCGAGGTGGTCAAGCCTGCTCTCACGGGTCCATAGGGTGATAAGGCATTTTCTTTCACCCTTGGTATATCCAAGTGCTCTTGAGTAACTAATGATAAGTGACCTGTTCTCACGCTTTTCCTCCATCGTTGCCTTGGTTCGGATCGGCTTGGGTAAAGGTAGTTCCCCTAGCTTTTGTACGTGTAGTAATAATAGGGTCAATAGTATTACCGTTAATATCAATCCACGTTTTACCTTCTTGCTCATCACTCACCTTTTCCTTCTCCAGTAATTCTTTGTAGTCTTCTGGGTGCAGGTGAGAGAGCTTGATTAAAGCCCTGTCCCTAGCTCTTCGGTAGTTACGGTAATAGACAGCTGCCTTTGCAGCACTCGCCATTCTCTTCTCATCTGTCATTGATCTTCTTATCCAATACAATAATCAAGTAAGCAATCAACATTACAGCTGCTAGTCCTAGTGCATATGTCATACTCCCACCGCCAACGCTGCATAGATAACCTTAGTTATATCCAACGACTGTCCTACTAGGTGAGCATCTTCCTCATCACTATCCCAGCCTGAGACTAGAAGCCTACAGTTAATAGGGCTGCGTCTTAGATATTCGATAGCTTCATTGGCACTGTTGCCACCCCAAATCGCCTCACCCTTCTCATCTACTACTTCATATAGGTTGATAAGTGTGGATACGCGAGGGTGAAATGCAATTATCTCACTCATTCTCCCCCTGCCCTTCTACATTCTCTTTGATTATATCGTTGATAGTCTTCTCTACAGCTGGCGTATCTGATGACAGCGAGATCTTAGATAGTGCTTCACCTAACGCTGTTCGCCAGTTGCTACCTTCTCCAGCTGCCAGCGGGGTAGGTTCACCACCACTGAAATCAAAGAGCTCTACCTTATTCCATTTCTGCCCTGCCTGTACCACCACTGTAATAACGTGGGTAATTGTATCTTCTGTCATTTACTCACCCTTCCCTTCTGAATATGTATCGATCATAGATAGTGCATAGGTCATTCTCATTAGGTTCATTCCCGCTTCCTTCTCCGTCTCTTCCTCTTGTATCTGTATCAGTGCAAGGTCACGACATAGATCGGCCTTAGCTTGCCAGTATTCTTTATTCATTACTCACCCTCTACACTTACATAATAGGCTTGTAACCCGCTTGCATAATAAATCTCTACCCCGCACTTACATAAGGATACGCCAGGTATATCGGTAGCCTTATAGTTATGAGTATGCATCACTCTCCCTCTCCTTCTGTTGGTAGTACTCTACCCTTAAAATCGGTACTGATTATCTTGATATCCTCTTCCCCTATGTAAAGGTTACCCCAGTCCCACTGCCTAGGGTCACCGTCATAAGTCTCTATCTCTAGTGTTACTAGCCACCTATCTTTCATTAGCCAACCCTTTCCCACGCACTGTTTAGCTCAGCGCACTGCCACTCACCGCAGCCTTCGCACACTACATCTCCAACACTCATAACTAGCACAAGGTAGTCACCGTGTCCGCACTTATCACACTCATATTCCTTCACTCTTCTCCCCCTTCACAAGCGTCACAATCGGGTTCAGCTTCGTTGCGCTCAGCTTCATAGTCTATGAGAGCACCGTCTAACCCTTCCCCACAAGGTAGGCAAACCGATAACCCATTCTCTAACACCTTCATCATCACCCTTCCCCTCTCATAATCTGCGGTAGGTTTAGCAATCGTCTCACTTGCGCGAGCTGATCCAACCTGCCTTGATAGTAGTTACGGTCACTACTCTCCGTTCCAGTACTCAGTCTCTTTAGTACCCATTCTGCCTCTACATTTAGGAACTGCTCCAGCTCTTTCATCACTCTTCCTGCCCTTCTAGTCGCTGCTTAATAGCTTGTTTAATCTTCTCGTTGGTATCTGTATCCATTCCCATTACTACGATATGCGTATCAGCCCAGCTCATTACGCTACCGCCTTAGCTTTACACCCGTTGCACACTATGCCTACACCGATCTTAATTGTGTAGCTGGGTAACCTCTTGCCATTACTTAGCGTTACATATAACGCTTCATTACTGTTGCATTCCATACATACGGGCTTGATTTTTTTGCTCATTCTTCTTCCCCTTCCATAGCTGCATTCTTCTCCAATAGCTGGCGCACTAGCTCAGCTGCTGCCACCACTCCCGCTGCGTGGGCTTCTTCCAGTGCTTTATTACTGTATCTGCTGCAAGGTATAACACTCACGCGATCCATTACATCTATGCCCTGCCGCCAGCGTTCCATAGTAAAGCTGCCACTGTAAGTAATACTGCACTCTTTAACTACCGTCACGATAGCCTTGCTCCCCTTATAGTGAGAGGTATATACCTTCACCCTTCTCCCATTCTCTAGGTCATAGGTATCAGTAGCCTTGCGGCCTATGAAATCAGTGAACCTCTTGCATTCTGTAGCTGTAATCACTTACTCACCCTTCTCTTCTGTCATAGTTAGAATATAGCCGCGCTCTAGCCCTTCAATATAGGCGTCTAGCACTGCCATAGCTGTATCTTTATCCCACTGCTTAGGCATAGTGATATTTATACTCATTCACTTTCCCTGCCCTTCTAGATAGCACTCAGTAATCGTTCCCCAGCACCAACCATCACCAACCCAGTTGATATGGCCTGAAGCGTAGAATATGGCAGCTAGTAGCAGCACGATAGCTACTGCTCTGACTCTCTTTCCTCTTCTAGTAATCATCACTCTTCCTTCCCGTTTACTGTATCCTGCCAAACTTTATTTCCCCAATCTGGGTGTGACCTGAAGCAGCTGCCATAGTATGCAACATCTCCAAGGTCATCACAGTGAACCCCAGTAAGCTCCCCTTTGATAGATACCTTCCCGCTTCTAGTGAATATCCTGCGGACTGTATAGGTATCATTCCAAGCGCGGTCAATAGTCAAGCTGTACCCGTTGCTAATCGGTAAAGTGACGCCAGTGCTGCGCTTGATTACTCTCCCGCCACTTATAGCGAATAAATTATCTCTTCCCAGCTGCTCTATAGTCTCGGATATATTGCACTCTCTGAACTCTTCTAGCTTTGTATCTTGCATTACGCTACCGCCTTTGTATAGATACCGTAAGCAGCGTACAGCTTAGTGATCCGCTTTACTGCAGCTGCTGTCATTACTGCCGCTGCTACTTCCTCGCCAGTCTCGATATCTACTAGGCGGATATAGCTCTTCTCTCTCCCTGCCATTTTTTACCCCTTCCAAGGTAGGTTATTCCTAGTGCTTAGCCCTAGGCCATTCCTTACGGTATAGCTACCGTAAAGAATAGTCAAGCTCTAAGCTACTTCACGCGCTAGGCGTGGCGCATTCTCTCCCAGCTCTTCAGTGTCTGCAATATCAAACACATATCGCCAGCTGAAGCGCATTTTATCCTCTCCCGCTTCAGTGGTATAGCTGCCAGTAGGCACGAGAATAGCTGCGCCGCTGCTCCCCTTCTTTACGCTTCTTCCTGCGCTCTTCCAATCGTGGAAGCCAGCGCATTTCGTAGCTGTAGGCTTCTGCCATAGAATTAGAAGCCCATTCCTCACGCTGTAATCTTCAAGCAGCGTAGTAGGTACTACAGTGCCGCGCTCTTCCATAATCTCCACTGCGTCAGCTAGTGAGCGTATAAATGCGGCCTTCTCTTCCTTGCTTCTCATATGCTTACTCTCCCGCCAGCTCTAACACTGCCCAGCTGCTGTTAGCGTTCAAGCGTTCAAGCTCAGCTGTAATCTCTTCCACTGTAGAATTCTCAGTAATTGTAGAGATATCCCGCAAGGCTCCCGCGTTCATAGTATTGAATATGCCAGCGGGTAGATTTAGGATACTCGCTAAATAGCTGCTGTTTATACTCACCTTGCTATTGTAATTCTTTCCAGCGTAAGTAAATGGGAAATATACCCACTCAACAGCTGTCTCGCCCTTTACTTCTAGTGCTGTACTCATTCTATACCCCTTCCAAGGTTTAGGATCTTTTCCTAGGCTAGCCCTAGGCCAGCGGCCAGCTCTTACGAGCTGGCAGCTAGTCAAGCTCTAGCGTAGTGCTTCTATATCTGCCGCGTCTAGGTTAGTATCGTAGCTGTGGCCGCAATTAGGGCAGCTGATAGCTGCTAGGAAGCTGTCACCGTAAGGCTCTAGCCATATAAACGCAGCTGGGCTATTGCATTCCTCGCAGATAGCTTTATGCTTCACAGTCTCTTCCTTAGCTGGCTCGCATATGCATAACCAAGCTACTTGGCCGCAGCTGTCGCAATAGTCAGCATTCACAGTCGTGTCCATAGTAATACTCTCCCGCTTCCTCTTCATTAAGTAAGTCGAATATTCTGCCGCATTCTATGCAGCGGGCGCGTGTCTGTAGCTTGAAAGTCTCCATATCAGTAACCTTTCCTAGATAGTGCCACTATGCCAGCTAGTACGCTGACAGCTAGCAAGGATATAAGTGTGAATAGGATAGTGCTCTCATATGTCAGCGTTACGCTGGGTAAAATTGCATATAGATAAGCTGGCGTAAAAATAGCTATTGCCGCGGTTATGCTTCTCATTACTTTACCCCTTGAAGATAGGCGCGAGCAGCTTCCCGCTGGTACTCTTTACACTCAGCACACCAGCAGACGCATTCTGCGAGCTTACTGTCGGAAGCTGAGCACACTGGGTGCTGTCCGTTGATACAGTGCTTCTTCTTCATAGACTTAACCCGCAAGCTGCTAGGAAGCGGGAAGAATTGAATCTAGGGTTATCACTCTCTAATTCTTCAGCTAATCGCTGGGCAATATCTGCGCCTATAGTCTCCGATAGCTCGCATATATTCGAGAAGCTAGCGAATACGCCAGCTATTAGCTCGTAGTCTTTCCGTGTCATATCTTTACTCTTTCCTACAGCTGAGCTCTTCAGCTGATACCCTTAAAGTACGCTACCGTATGCAGCGTGTCAAGCTAATAGCTGCGATATTAGGTAACAATATGGTAACGATTAGCTGAGAATTAGCTGTGAGATCTTAGCCCTAGAAGCTAGAAGCTGGCAGCTGTAAAGCTGCGCCAGCTGAGATAGCTGCGCCAGCTGGCCGCTGGGATAGGCCGCGAGAATAGCTAGCTAGCTGTCAAGCTGTAGGCATTTATTATATTAGGGTATAGAGACATATAGGGGAGAGGGTAGCCGATAGGGTAGCCTACCCAGCGGGAAATGCTATACGGTATAGTACAGCTGCAATAGCTGTAATAGCTGCAGCAGCTGCGCCAGCTGCGGCGAGCAGACCCCTAGGTGTTAAGTTTAGTGCGTGTGTAGTGTATGTACCCTCTACAGATATATTTCCTAAAGTGAACCCAGTCACTTATTAATGTCCTATTTTGTACACATATTAAAGTGACCTTAGTCACTTTCCGTAAATACTTTATACCATAGGCAGGAAATGAGCTTTTTTTCCTGCCTTATATACAGTAGGGGCGGTAGTTATGATAGCCCCGTACAGCCTCGCTTCGGTCACCCTACGCGAGTCCCTAGGACGAGCCCTGACTTACCCCTCGCTACGCTGTAGCTTGCTCGGGAGTTTACGGTATCGGTGGTTGTGCAAAGCACAACTTTTAATCGGGTGTAGTCTATCTATAACCCAATGAGATACTGGAGATCCAATGGCTGAGAACTCAGCAGATATAGCAAAGCGAATCATCCTAGGATGTGTAGCTGAGGGTATGACCATTGAACAAGCCTGCCTATCGGCTGGTAAGTCTATGAAGACATACGAGTACTACCGACGCACCGACAAGATCTTTACAGACAAGATTGATAGAACTCGCCTTGGGCTAAAGGATAAGTCCTTCGCGGCAGGCGATGTCCACGACATCTCATTTGCCGAGTTCCGCCAACGCTTTCTAAACTCCAAGACCTTCCCCCACCAGCAGAACCTAGTGGATATGATCGAAGGCGTAGAACCTACCTGGCTGCACCCTTCAATGAAGTTCGAGCAGGGTCTGGCCAATAACCGTATCCTTATTAACATTCCGCCAAACCACGCCAAGTCCATCACAATCACAGTGGACTACGTAACCTGGCAGGTAGCCCGTAATCCTAACTTTCGTGTGCTGATTGTTTCCCAGACTCAGCAACTTGCCGCCGACTTTCTCTACGCCATCAAGCAGCGTTTGACTCACCCTATGTATGAGAACCTTCAAAATGCTTATGCTGCTGGCGTAGGGTTTAACTCTAAGTCTGCTTCCTGGCAGGCTACCCGTATCACCTTTGGTGATGAGCTTCGTGAATCCTCTGAGAAGGATCCTAATATCGAAGCCGTTGGTATCGGCGGTCAGATCTACGGCAAACGTGCCGATATGATTATCGTAGACGATGCTGTCACTCTTAAGAACGCCAATGAGTTTGAACGCCAGATCAAGTGGCTGACCCAGGACGTACGTTCTCGTCTTAACCCTACTGGTAAATTAATTATCATTGGAACCCGCGTTGCTGCCGTTGACCTCTATCGAGAACTGCGTAACCCAGATCGCTATCCAGGTGGCCTAGTTCCTTGGAAGTACCTGGCTATGCCAGCACTACTTGAAACAGATGAGGACCCTGACAAGTGGGTTACCCTGTGGCCAGCATCCGATGCTCCATTTGATGGGCAAGAAGAATCAGATCTTAATGAGGATGGACTATACCCAAGGTGGAATGGTCGTAACCTCTATAACGAACGTCAAGCAATGGACGCATCTACTTGGGCGCTGGTCTACCAGCAACAAGATATTTCAGATGATGCCATATTCGATCCAGTATGTGTGAGAGGTTCCATTGATGGTATGCGTAAGGCGGGTAGGTTGGTTCCTGGTCATCCAGGCCATCCACGCGATGTCAATGGCTTTTCTTTTATTTGCGGTCTTGACCCCGCTATGGTTGGTGATACAGCCGCCGTTTGTTACGCTATTGATCGGGTTACTCATAAACGTTATATCGTTGATGCTATTAAGATCACTCGCCCTACGCCTGCTCAAATCCGTCAGCTAATCTTTGATTGGACTTCCCTCTATAGTCCTAGCGAATGGATTGTGGAGAAGAATGCGTTTCAATCTTTCCTTACGCAAGACGAAGGCATCCGTGCCAACCTTGCAAGCCGAGGCGTGTTACTGCGAGAGCATCACACGGGTAACAACAAGTGGGACTCAGGTTTCGGTGTTGCGTCTATGTCAACATTGTTTGGCACCAAGCAACACGATGGAAAGCACCACCGCGATAATTTAATTCATATGCCTAGTGACCAAACTGAAAACATTAAGGCAATGATTGAACAATTAATTACTTGGTCCCCAACGACCAAGGGTAAAACAGATATGGTAATGGCGTTGTGGTTCTGTGAGATCCGCGCCCGTGAAATGCTTAACCAAGGTATCCACGCTGTACACCATATGAAAAACCCATTCCTGTCTCGTTATGAACAGGGCAAGCGAACAGTCATTAACATTGATGAACTGCTCGCAGAGAAAGATCGCACATTTATCTAAGGAGACACATTGTTATCAACTAAAGAGGTCGCAGCGAAGGTAGCACGTCTACAAACCCGCTACGCGGCACGTGACCAGAGAATGCGCGACGTGCTCTCTGTACGTCAAGGTGACATCTCCAAGGTATACCCAGCGATGTTTTCAGAGGAATACCCAAAGCCTCTAGTAGCTAACTTCGTAGATGTAGCAGCACGTGACTTGGCAGAAGTGATGTCTCCACTGCCATCCTTTAACTGCGCTGCTACCAATATGGTTTCTGACTCACAGCGTAAAGCTGCAGATACTCGTACACGTATTGCCAACTACTACGTATCATCTTCTGAACTACAGATCCAGATGTACACAGGTGCTGACTGGTTCAATACCTACGGTATGTTGCCAGCGTTAATTGAGATGGACTATGAAACCAATAATCCAAGAATACGCCTGCTTAATCCTTTTGGTACTTATCCTGAAATTGATAGATTTGGTCGTACCATCTCCATCACACAAGTCCTAGCAACTGATGCCGAGACATTGGCAATGCAGTACCCAGAGTTCTATGACCAGATTATGCCAAAGAATGTTTATTCTCCTGGTTCACCTTATGTGTCTTTGGTTCGCTACCACGACAAAGACCAAGACTTAATCTTTATTCCAGAGCGTAAAAACCTAGTACTAGCAAACATTCCTAACCCAGTAGGTAAGTGCCTAGGTAGCGTTGCTATGCGTTCATCTATTGATGGCGAAGCACGTGGACAGTTTGATGATGTACTTTCAGTTCAGTTAGCTCGTGCTCGATTTGCAGTATTGCAGATCCAAGCAGCAGAAAAATCTATCCAAGCACCTATTGCTATTCCACAGGATGTGCAAGAGTTGGCATTGGGACCTGATGCGATTATGCGTTCTGCAAATCCACAGGGTATTCGCCGTGTTCCACTAGAACTACCTAACGGAGTCTTTACTGAATCTGGTGTTCTAGAGCGTGAACTACGTACAGGTGCTCGTTACCCAGAGACTCGCTCAGGTAACATTGACGCATCTATCGTTACAGGCCGTGGTGTTCAAGCACTACAGGCAGGATTTGATACACAGATCAAGGCAGCACAAGCACAGTTTGCTCGTTTGTTTACAGACCTTGTTGCTATGTGTTTTGAAGTAGATGAGAAAGTCTTTGGTTCTATGACCAAGGAAATCAAAGGCGTAGATGATGGTACTCCGTTTAATATGAAGTACGTTCCATCACGTCAAATTGATGGTAACTATGGCGTAGATGTCCGTTACGGAATTATGTCAGGTATGGATCCTAACCGTGCCATCATTGCATTACTACAGATGCGTTCAGACAAGCTCGTATCTCGTGACTATGTACGTCGTGAGATTCCGATGGAGCTTAATGTTACGCAGGAGGAACAACGTGTTGATATTGAAGAAATGCGCGATTCTTTGCGGGTGGCTGTTGCTCAGTATGCTCAAGCCATTCCAGCGTTGGCAGCGCAAGGTCAAGACCCAAGTGAGATCATTTCCCGTATTGCAGAAGTTATACAAGGCCGTCAAAAAGGTCTTCAATTAGAAAACGTAATTGGCAAAGCATTTGCACCTAAAGAACAACCAGCAGCTCCAGAGATGGCGATGATGCCAGGAGCACCAGGAACTCCAGCAGCAGGTGCGGCCCCCGTACCTGCCTCGCAGCCAACTCCAGAACAAAGCGGAGCGGCCCCTGCTGCTGGTCCAGAACAACGTCCAGATATAGCAACTCTGCTAGCTTCTATAAGCGGCGCAGCATAACTGAGGGAGGTGTAAAATGAACAAAGGATCACGTGCAGCAGCACCAATGTCAAAGCCTGTAGAAGGTAAGATGGATACCGCCAAGCCAGCAGGACCAGGCAAGGTTGTACCATCAATGATGCCAGCAGGTCGCAAAGGTACAGCAGTAAAGAAGGGCTAAGTAAATTTTAATTAACGGAGGTACTGGGCGTGGATAATAATAATAAAGTTCCACGCTCAGTAAACTTCGCTGATTTTTTAGTAGTCCTTTCAGGTTTTGCACACAACATTGCAAGTTCTGTACAGACTGCAACAGAAGAGTTAATGGAAATAGCTATCTATAATGCTAACCGTAACTCAGAAATTAATAAGGCTTGGGAACAATTTTCAAACGATTTAGAAAAGATACAGGAGGATACCGATGGTAGATAGCCCATTACAAATTGGCGGTCCAGGAAAATTCTCCGTACGTGAAGACCTACCACCGTCACAAAACTACGGTGATCGTAAGGCAATGGCAGAAGATATTGCAGGCGCTCCAACTACTGGACAACCATCTGCACGTCCAGCTCCTGCTAGTGAAATTAAAGAAGCAGTTAAGCCTGCCCCATTAACACAAATGTTTGCACCAACCGAACGCACTGGCGAAGACGTTATGACTATGGCTGGTCCACCAAAGCCACCAGAAGGTAAGTTATCAGACACGCTTGCAGCATTACTTCCATACGATCAAACTGGAGAAATTTCTGTTCTCTATCAGATGGCTTTATCTAGAGGTCAGTAGTGGGATCAACGTCCAACAACATTAAGGCTATATCTTCTCAGGCTGGTTTAACACCAGAGCAACAAGAACAGATCAATGGCTACATCAAAGCTGTAGACTCGCACCAGAAGTTATCATCTCTTCCATCAGACGTTGCCAAGTTAGAGTATGGAAAACTAACGCCAGAGCAACAGAAGTCTTTGAAAGATAACTTTGGTAACGTTGAGCAAAAGCGTGGATGGTTAGGTACAGCACTTCATTACACAGTAGATCCTATAATCACTGCTGTATCTGCTCCAGTTAAATTAGCTTTCAAAGGTGTACAAGAACTTTCAGATTTAAGCACACGTGCCTATCGTACTGCTGCTATCGCACTTGACCAAAATGTAAACATTGGTAAAGCCTGGACAACTGCCAACGATAAAGGTGATAAGGTATTTAGTCCATCACGTATGGCTGAAGCAACAAGGATTTTTGGTTCGGGCTATATGTCTGTTGCACAAAAAATTGCAGAGGGTATGACTCTCGACCAAGTTATTGCAACTGGTACTGAAGAAGAAAAAAGAATCGCAGCAGGTGCCTCACAAAAGAAAGATCCACTCTTTCAAGATGCACTAGATGCAGCAAACGCTGCCAAGTATTCTCCAGGTCGAGCACTTGCTAACGCAATACTTCCTCAAAAGTGGGAAGGCTCAGGAGCAGCCTATAGAACTATCTCAGGTCTAGGCGATGCTACATTTCGTATCTTTGCAGATCCAACCTTGCTACTTGGTAAAGCCAAGAAAGCGTACGATGTTTCTAAATATGCTTTAGATAATATCATTGGAGATGCTGGCAATGTTCAAAAAGCATTTGAAGTAGCAAGCGTACAAAGATTTGACCAAGCCTATGTTGGAGCATTGAAGAATTATTCAGTAGCTCGCAAGGCAATCAAAGCAGGCGCAGTAGATCCACAGGCTTTAGTTCAAGCATCTATACAACTCAAGCGTATTGCTCCAGAGTTTGGTGATGATGTGATTGAGGCTATGCTTAAAGAAGGCGTAGTTGAAGCTGGAACTATGAAGAACTTTCTTGCTAATAGCGAAGATGCATTACGTACTCTCAAAGGTCAAGCAGGTCGTCAAGTTCAATTATTACCACGTATGGATGCAGGTCGTCAGATTCGCATTGCAGCATTAACCACTGGTAACAAAGTACTTCGCTTTGATAAGTCAGGTAAGCGCATTAGCCGAGAAGTATTTAGTGACCAGACCACTATTGGTGGTATTGAAGCACAGCTAATGGCTAAGACTAAATTTATTGATACACGCACAGGTGATGCAGCAACTGCCAACACTCCAAAAGAATTCTTAAAGCAAGTTGAAAAAAGCATTATTGGTGAGGTTGAGCGCAAGACCGCAAAGCTACGTGCAGATGGTGCATTCCGTATGCCACTGGATTATGTCCAAGATCGCATTGATCGCTTTGCATCTAAATTTGCAAAGGTTCCATTTTTCCGTGATAACTTCTTTGACCCTAACGCGGTAGATTCTGCTGAAAAGGTCTATCAGTTAGCACGTCTTGCTAATACTCGTTACAACTCACGCCTATTTGCAGAAGCATTTAAGGCTGGAGATGAAGCACAAAAGCGTCAGATTATGATGGGTGTCTTCAATACAGTAGCTGAAATTCGTGGACTTAATAAAGTTCCTGGTGGCAAGAACATCCTTGACGATTTGGCTAACTCATCACGTGAGCAACTTTTTGCTCCAAGAATTTTACTTCGTGATACTAAGGGCAAGCCAGTTCTCAATGATGATGGTACCTACCGTTACTTTGAACCATCTAACTTTAACGACCAACAGTTTGCTATCTTTGACTTTCAGTTAGCAGAAGGTATGAGCGTTCCTAAGATTACAGATCTTGATGGAGTCGTTGACCGCTTTCAAGTAGCAAGTAAGATTATGAACTGGTCACACTCTCAGTGGGCTGAGAACTTAACATCTGCTTGGTCATTCTTAACTCTTGCTGGTCCTCGCTTTGCTGTACGTAACTCTATTGAAGATTTAATGGTTCACCTTGCAGTAGGCGATGGAGCTTGGGGATTAGTAGCAAGCAAGCGTCTATCAACTAAGTTACGTACCGCTCAAGGTGGCGAAACTCTAGGTGTTATTAATAAACTTATTAAGCGTTCAGACCGTGAACTTTATGCTGGCAAGATTGCTGCTGCTAAGACAGTACAAGATGCTCGCAAGGTTATGGCAGATGCTATTATTGCAGATAAATATCTTGGCAAACTAGATCCACAAGCACGTGAGATCATTGCTGAAATGGCAGAGTTTGGTGCTATTGACGAACTACTTGCAGGTGTTGCAGAAGGTGGCAAGAAGGGTATCACTGGTGCTGACCACTGGACAGATGCACTTCGTACTGTAGATAAGTACGGCACATCTCGTGAATACAAGATTGATGGAGTTACATATTCAAAGCAAAGTGGTGGAAACTACCGTGAGTATTCTCCAATTACAGCAGAAGGAAAGATTGCTTGGATAACAAGTATTGCTGCAATCGGTAATGATCCACTTGGTTCTATTGCATTGCAGTATATGTCAGATAATCCAAGCTCTAAAAGAATTGCTATTAATAAGATTATAGAGTTCATTAACTCTCCACAGTATGCAAAGCAAAAGGCTCGCTACCAGTTATACCGTCCAGGCAATAACGCAGACGTAGCAACTCACGCTGAGAATGTTTATGCAGCAACTCGTAACCTATTTGTTAATAGCCAAGATAAAGTAAACCAAGCATTACTTGCCAAGGTTAGTATCCGTACACCTGAAGGTGGCATCAAGATTAATACTCGTGACTTAGGTATTGATGATTTGCCAGCCTTAGCAGAAGATGCACCACAGTTTATCTCTGGTCCAAGCATTATGCCTATCGCAGAAGGTAACCCTGCTGGAAAGATCGTAGGAAAACATTGGAACTGGGTTGGCGAGATGAATGCTCGCTGGTCACGTGAGCCAATGGTTCTTTCTGCTGCTGTAGATATGCGTAAGCGTTGGAAAGCAGGCGGTTTAGAAGACCGTTATATGAAGATGATGACTGATCCTATCCGCAATAACGCTAAACTTAGCGATGCTGAGAAGGCAGTTCTAATTAAAGACGCAGAGTCTAAAGCTAAAATCAAAATTATCGAGATGACACAGGACCTTGCTAAAGAGCGAGTGCTTGCATATGTAGATAATCCAGAGGTTCGCACACAGTTAGCATTCACAATGCGTAACTTTGCTCGCTACTATCGTGCAACTGAAGACTTTTATCGCCGTGCATTGCGTGGTGTTCGCTACAACCCAGAGTCAATCGCACGTTTATCGCTAACTTATGAAGGTGTATCCCACTCTGGCTTCATCCAGAAGGACGATCAGGGTGAGGCTTACTTTATTTACCCTGGTATGCAACCAGTTTACGCAGCAATGTCTAAACTTGCTACAGTATTTGGCATCAAAGGTGCATTCGTTGCACCTATGCCAGTAGAGTTTGGTGCAAAGCTCAATATGATTTCACCATCAATGAACCCAGACGCATTGTTCCCAACATTCTCTGGTCCATTGGCAGCATTACCAGTTAAGATGATGTATGAGTTAGTTCCATCACTGAAAGAATCAGAGAAGTATCTCTTTGGTGAGTTTGGTGAAGACCAACCAATCATTAACGCTATCCTTCCAGCGCACATTAACCGTGCATTGGGTGCATTAAATAAGGATGAGCGTGATTCACAGTACGCATCAGCTTTCCGCAAAGCAGTTACCTACTTAGAAGCTACTGGTAACGGACTAAAGATTACAAAAGACGCACAAGGTAATGAAGTTCCACCATCACCTGGCGATCTAGAGGAATATCAGGACAGACTGAAGGCAACAACACAGACAGTCTTGGGTATGCGCTTCTTTAGCGCCTTGATATTGCCAGCATCACCATCAGTTCAACTCAAGTCTGAGATGGCTGGATGGGTTCGTGACAACGAACGTACGAGTTTCAAGCAAGTATTTTCTAACTTAGTTACTGAGTATAATGGTGATTACACACGTGCTACTGAGGAATGGATCAAACTGTTTCCAAAGCAAATGCCATATACAGTATCTGAATCTAAAAAGAATACAGTTGCTGTTATCAAGTATGGCGAGGCAGCAGGTAACTGGGTAGATAACAACACAGAACTACTCAAGAAGTACCCAGAAGCTGCAGCATTCTTGATTCCAAACATTGGTAAGTTTAGTTATGACTCTTACAAGACTATGATGAACGAAGGCTTCCTTGATAAGAAGCAGGTTGGTGACTTCCTTCGTGAGACACAGATTGCTACTGACAAGCAGTATTACTTCCAGCAACGCAAAGACTATCTAGCAACTTTGGCATCTACTACATCGGTAGATCAGAAGCGTATGATTAATCAGCAATGGGATAACTGGTCAGGTCAGTTTATGTCAGTTCGTCCAATGCTACAGACAGAGTTTGCATCAGGTGGTGCATCAGATGTTCGTCGTGAAATTGCTCTAACAGACTTACGCAATATGTTTGCTAATGAGAAGAATCTTCCTAAAACTAAGACAGTAGCAGTTCTTCGCCAGATGCTTCAGGCTTATGACAATTTTAGCGCACAGTTCTCATCCATTACAGATAGAACAGATGCAGCTCAGGATCGTAAGAATGCTCTTCAAGAAGGTGCTAAGGCTCAGTTGCAACAACTAGCTGCTAGCAATCCAAATACTAAATCAGCCTATGATGTTTTGTTTGCATCATTGATCGGAGACTAAAGTGCCAGTAGGTAAAAGTAGCGGAGTAAGTAAGGTTGCAACACAGCCTTCTGCTGGAACAGCAGATGCCACTTCATCTGGTAGCTGGAACTCTGGTGGAATCGGTGACGTTTCTTACATCACATCAAGTATTCCTACTGCAGCAAATCCAAACAATGTAGAAAAGACTACTCAAAAGGAACTTATCCGTAAGTTCTTAGAGATGAGTCCACAGGAGCGCATTGGTATTGGTAATCGTCTCAAGGGTGCTGGGTATCAAGTAGGTGGATTAACTGGTCAAGCTACTAAGGACCTTCGTAACGCATACCTCAAGGCTTATGATGACCTTAATCAAGAGATTCTTATTGGCCAGCAATTAGATCTTAACACTTTCCTTACCCGTGAAAAAAGTGCTGGCGGTACTGGAGCACGTCAGCCTTATGTACAGTCACAGGAAATCAATGATATGTCTGCAAAGACTTTGATTGATGGGATTATCAAGGATCTAACTGGTCGCCCAAAGGCAACTCCAGAAGAAATTGAAAAATATACAGCGATGATTCGCAATCAACAGAAGAAGAATCCACTGGTTACTTCATACACAACTAGCGGTGGAGACACTACTGGTTCAAGAACTACTGGTGGTTTTGGTGCTCAAGAAGCACAGCAATTTTTAATTGACAAGATTTCACAGGGTGATGAAGCTAAGGCAACTCGTGCTTTGGATGCCTACTCAACTGTAGTAGAGATGTTTGGAGGGTTGCGCTAATGGCGTTACAACCAACACAAAGAAACGAAGAACAACGTCTTCGTATGCAGTTGCAGCGTGATAGAGCAAGCCTTGAAACAAAGAAAGGCAGTAGAGGTGTAGCTTTAGATATCTCTACTGATCCTAAAGAATCACAGGCTCGTCGTGCTGAGTTTGCAGCAAAGTATAAAAAACTTGTTGGTGAAATAAATGATCTTGAAAATAAGATTGATTCTATAACAAGAGAAGTCAACAGAGTTAAAGCTCGCAAATCTCTGGATCGTTATGATGAGACAGAGGGACAACAGCAGTTAGAAAGCATTAAAGAAAAGTATGCTCTTTTAGCAGAAGCCTACAAACTTGACGAAGATCCTGAAATTAAAGCAAAGATAGATACTCTTATTGAGGACTATAAAGATATTTCTACAAGCGTTATTGGTAGACCAATATCCCTTGCTGCTGCAAGAATAGCATTAACAAAGGTTGTCCCTACATTTAGTAGTCCAACTGGCGATATTGCACCTGCGCCTGCAACTACACCTGCTGCAACACCTGGTACACCACCTAAATCAAAAGTAACCTCTGGTGCTGGATTAGAAGTACAGGCTGGTCCTGGATATAAACCAGGTAAGCCTGCTGGTAAACTAGAAGTACAGGCTGGCCCTGGATACAAACCAGGCGCTAAAGGTGGCAAAGATACTGGCACAGTAGAACAACCAGGTGGAACTGTTGTTAAAAATTATGATGCTTTGCTTGCTGAAGTCCAAGCAGACTACAGTCTTCCAGATATTATCTTTAGCAATGTCAAATCATTAGGTGCGATACTTGATAAGTATGTTAATGGCAAAATTGATGATAACCAATTTAGGAAAGAAATTGAAAAGGATCCTTGGTACCGTCAGAACTCTGCTGAAATCAAGGCTCGCTATTTACAGAAGTTTAACTATCAAGATCTAGTCAACTCTGGTAATGCCAAGGGAACTACTGACTACGAGCAACAGATTGCTAAGATTACTAATAATCTTATTAGAAAATCACGTGAAATTGGTTCTGCTATTGATGAAGGTCAGGCAAAGTTAATTGCCGAAGACCTATACATTCACAATCAAGATGCAGATGATGCAGTAGTTACACGTCGTCTTGTCAGTGGCATTCGCCCAATGGCTGGAATGGTTGGCGGAAGACTTACAGAAGACTACAGTGGTCTAGCTCTTCAGAACTACCAAGGACTCCAAGCTATTGCTAAGCGTAATGGTTTTAGAATAGAGGATATTCTTCCACGTGGCGCTGATGGAAAACCAGCAACTGCTCAGGAAACATTACAGCGTCTAGCGTTAGGTGAAATAGATCCAACCCGTTTAGAGCAAGATGTTCGTAAACTTGCAGCAATCGGACAACCACAATTTGTACGTGACCTATTGGGTCAAGGTATTGATCTAGATGAGATCTATTCTCCATACCGTAAGACTATGGCTAGAATACTAGAACTAGATGAAGGCCAGATTGATTTAACTGACCCAACACTACGTATGGGTATCAACGACAAGGGAGATGTAAACCTTTATGATTACTCTAAGGCATTACGTCAAGACTCTCGTTGGCAATATACAGGTAATGCCCGTGAGGAAGTATCAGATGCCGCACTTACGGTTCTTCGTAACTTTGGATTTCAGGGGTAAATAATGTCTTTTCAACCAGTAACACCAGTAACTCTTGCTGAAGCAAAAGCACTTGGTTTTAATAGCACTGAAGGTATCACCAAAGAAGGTGGTATGTATAAATTTAGCGAATCTCTTGCACCAGAACGAAAAGGATTTGGTTCTGTTGGTATAGCAAAACCTGGTCAAGTACAGATGACTCCATATTATGGAGACGTTACTGGTGCTTATCGTTTAACACAAGATCAATTTGGTGGTGCATATAAAGCAGGTGCGGGAACTGGAAACACTGCTGGTCTTGCTAAAATTATGCAAGAAAATGAAATTAAAGCATTAGTTGATAGCGGAATGTCACTTGAAGAAGCAACTTCTAAAGTTTCCAAACAGTATGGTGACTTTGGTCTTTCTCTTGGAACAGGTGGTGGCTTTGATGCCACTGGAAATGCTGTCACTGGTGGACAATATAATGCAGATGGAACGTTAGCAACTAATACTGGATCTGGTAGCACAGGATTAAAAACAGATGCTCAAATTAGAGCAGAGACTTTAACAGCAGAAAAAAGAGCAGAGCGTCAATCTGCTTATGATTTATTGTATTCTGAATTTGACCAATATGGTCTTGGTTCTTTAGTGGCTCCATTAAAAGATCTTATTACATCAGGTGCATCACCTTCAGAATTTACTATTCGCTTACGTGAGACAGATGCTTACAAGAAACGCTTTGCAGCTAATCAAGCACGTATCAAGAATGGACTTCGTGCTCTATCAGAGAGTGAATATATCCGTAACGAAGATGCTTACCAAGAGGTAATGCGTCGCAGAGGATTGCCACCTGAGTACTACGCCAAGGGTGATCTAGGAGTACAAAAGGGATTCGAGGCACTTCTTGCTGGAGATGTATCTTCCACTGAATTAGAAGATCGTATAGTTACAGCACAGGACCGTGTACTTAACGCCAATCCAGAGATTGCTGCAACACTTAAAGAATTCTACCCTGGAATTTCCAATGGAGATATCTTGGCTTATACACTAGATCCTGCAAATGCTATTAACCAAATCAAGCGCAAGATAACTGCTGCTGAGATTGGCGCTGCTGCTGGATCATATGGTTTAGGTGCAACAGCAAGTCGTGCCGAACAACTAGCAGCTACTGGCGTAACAGAAGCTACAGCACAACAAGGATTCAAAACTATTTCTCAGATAACTCCACGAGCAGAGATGCTTTCTCAAGTCTATAACCGAGATCCTTATACACAGGAAACTGCTGAAAGAGAATTCTTTGGACTCACTGGAGCAGCTGAAGCAGAGAGAGAACGCAAGAAACTAACTTCACTAGAGACTGCCGCATTTAGTGGTAGTGCTGGTGCTGGAGTAATCGCTAGAGATCGTGCTGGCGTAATTTAACAAAGCCTGCCAACGGGACGACTGGTCCGTTGGAGCGATAACAAAACCAGTAGTAGGAGCCACACCACCCACCCCAAGGTGAATGTGAGGCCTATGTCAAACTAACAAGAATGGGAGAAG